GCGAACTGGAGGCGCGACCGGCAAATAACCATATAGCCACCGCTCGCCACCGAATGCCGTTTTGCACGCTCGTGCAACATTCGCTTGGCCGGCAATCACCTATCGGAGCCCCACATGGCTGTCGCCGACCGTAAGAACGTACTCGCACACGAACCCGCGGATGTCTATCACGCCCAGGCCAAGGATTATCTGACCAGCCACCAACTTGGTGATTTCAGGAAGTGCCCGCTGCTTTACCGCCGCAAGACACTCGGGCTAATCGCCGACGAAGATCGGCCCGCCTACGTGGTCGGACGTGCCGCACACACCTTAATCCTGGAAGGCACAAGCTCATTCGAGGCTGACTTCGCGGTAGGTGGCCCCATCAACCCGAAGACCGGCACGACGTTTGGACCTAACACAAAGGCCTGGTCTGAGTGGGCTGAGTCGCAAAACAAGCCTGTTTTGACGGAGACGCAATTCGATCTCATCGCCCGAATGAAAGAGTCGGTGCGAACGCACCTCGTGGCGATAAGCCTGCTCGCCGATGGCGAAGCGGAGGGAGTTGCGCGAGCCAATTACTGCGGCATGTCCTGCCAGATTCGCATGGACTGGTTCGACGCCCATCAGGGGATCGTCGATCTGAAAACGTGCGATGACCTGACCTGGTTCGAAGCCGACGCGCGCCGCTTTGGTTACGCGCACCAATTGGCGTTCTACCGGGCCGTCCTGGCACAGGTGTTCGGCCTGGCCATGCCCGTACATCTGATCGCGGTCGAAAAGCGCGAGCCCTACCGCACGGGCGTCTGGAAGGTCAGCGACGAAGCATTGCGGTTTGCCCAGCGCGAGAACGAAGCGGCCATCGAACGGCTGAAACGGTGCCTGGACACAGGAGTATTTCCGACCGGCTACGAGGAGACACGAATCTTCGACTTGGGCTAAAGGGCGGGCTACCGGGGGTGGCGTGCCGCATGGGAAGCGGCCGGACTCCCTGCACCCAAGCGTCTGCCCACCACGACTACCACCTGGCAAACAAACAACCGCCGCACCATCAGAAAGGAAAAGAATTGCAATGAGCCTCATGAATGCCATCCAGCGTGGCAAAACATCCATGCCGCCCCGCGTGCTGATTTACGGTCCGGAAGGAGCGGGTAAATCGACGTTCGGCTCCCAGGCTCCCAAGCCGATCTTTATCCAGACTGAAGACGGTCTGGGTGAGATCGACTGCGACAAGTTTCCGCTGGCCACCAGCTACGACGATGTCGCCGGCGCGCTTGCCGAACTCAAGACGCAAGAGCACGACTATGAAACGGTCGTGATCGACTCGCTCGACTGGCTCGAGCGGCTGGTGTGGGACAAGCTCTGCGCCCAGTACGGTGTGAGTTCGATTGAGAAGGTCGATGGCGGCTATGCGAGGGGCTACACCCATGCCCTGACCTACTGGCGCGAGATTATCGACCATCTGAACGTACTGCGTGGCCAGCGTGGGATGGTCGTGGTGCTGATCGCGCATTCGAAAATCGAGCGGTTCGAAGATCCCGAGTCTTCGCCTTACGACCGCTACTCGCCCAGGCTGCACAAGCATGCGGCGGCGCTCCTTACCGAATGGTGCGATGCCGCCCTGTTCGCCACGCGCAAGATTATCACCAAAACCGAGGATGCCGGTTTTAACCGGAAACGGACGGTAGCCGCTGGCCTCGGTGCTGCCGGTGGCGACCGCATTCTGCGCGCCGTCGGCGGTCCGTCGTGCGTCGCCAAGAACCGTTACGGAATCGCCAGCGAACTGCCCCTCAGTTGGAGCGGTTTCATGAACGCGCTCATTCATTCCCAATCCCAAACACTCAAACAAGGAGAACCAGCACATGGCTAACCTGCACGGGTTTGACGCTAACCACGTCGAACCGCACACCGATTTCGAGCCGATCCCGGCCGGCCAGTATTTGGCCGCGATCATCGAAAGCGAAATGAAGCCGACGAAGGCCGGCACCGGCAGCTACCTGCAACTCACGTTTCAGGTTCTCGAAGGAGAGTTCAAAAACCGTCTCTTGTGGGCGCGGCTCAACCTCGATAACCCGAACGACACGGCGCGGAAGATCGCGCAAGGCGAACTGTCGGCCATCTGCCGCGCGGTGGGTGTCATGGCCCCCAACGATTCGGTGGAGTTACACAACCTGCCGCTGGTAATCACCGTGAAGTGCAAAAAGCGGGATGACACCGGCGATATCTCAAACGAAATCAAAAGTTACGCCAAGCGGGAAGCGGCTGTCGGTCAGCCACAGCAGGCGCAGGTCAACACACCTCCTTGGAAGCGCGGCTGATGCTCGAACTCGAATTACCCTTTCCACCGAGCACGAACCGCCTATGGCGGCGGGTGGGAGCACGGACGCTCCTCTCCCGCGAGGGTCGGGCATACCGCCAGGCGGTTTGCTCGATCCTGCGGGAGCGCGGTGTGCGGCCGTTGGGTGGCCGACTGGCGGCGGCCGTGGAACTGTATCCGCCAGATCGACGCCGGCGCGACCTGGATAACGCACTGAAGGGATTATTGGACGCGCTCGCGCACGGCGGTGCGTATTACGACGACTCGCAGATTGACCATTTGACCATCATCCGCCGCGCGGTGGTGCCTGGCGGCAAAGTCACCGTGCGACTGGAGGGCTTATCGACATGAACGAACCGCAAGACCCATTCATCGACCATCCGCCGCACTACACGTTCGGCCCGATTGAGGTGATCGACGCTATCGAGGCCTGGAGATGCGGGTTTCACCTGGGCAATGTCATCAAATATGTCGCTCGCTCGGGTCACAAAGGAGACCGGCTGGCCGACCTGAAGAAAGCCCGCTGGTATCTGGACCGCAAGATCAAACGCCTGGAGCAAGGAGGGCCAACCGTATGACGACCGTCAAACGCCGCACCTGCCTGCGGTGCGGGAAAGAGTTCTGGTCGCAGAGCGCGGCCAACCGCATCTGCCGTCGATGTACGCGGATCAATGCGCACCTGCCCTACTCGGAGCGGCAGTTGCAAAAACAGCGTGGCGAGAAGCGCCACAACGGTGAATTGATGGACAGCGAAGAAATTGTGTAACCCCAACGAAAGGAGCGTAAGTGATGCGAGTCTATCCCGAACACCTCCGACTCGACGGCGGCACTCAGCCTCGAGCGGCCTTGCAGCAAGACGTGATTCAAGAATACCGGGAGATGATGGTGGCCGGCGTGAAGTTTCCGCCACTCACCGTGTTCCACGACGGTGAGGCCTATTGGCTCGCCGACGGCTACCACCGGCTGGGCGCGCTGCTGCGTATCAATCCAAGTGAGCCGATCGATTGCGACGTGCGCCAGGGTACCTGTGCGGACGCCCAGTGGTACAGCTACAGCGCGAACCAGACGCACGGGCTGCGGCGCAGCAATGACGACAAGCGGCGGGCCGTGCAGGCCGCTCTTGCGCATCCGAGCGCGGCGACGCTGAGTGACTCGCAGATCGCTCAGCACTGCGGCGTGTGCCGCGACACAGTGTTGCGCTGCCGGCAAGTTGACTTGCGACAAAGTCGCAAGTCATCCAGGCAAGCTGCACAAAATAGCGAAGGTTGCAACGAATCGTCTTCCAAAGATTGGAAGTCAGCCGAGCCAACCGAACAGCTCGCCGAGAATTACCGCCCAAGTTTCCGTAAGGGCCGCGATGGGCGCACGATCAACACGGCTCGGATTGGCCAAAAGGCGGCGAAAAAACGCCGCACCCCGAGCGGCACCTCTCCACGCGCCCACCGCCAGATTCGCGGCTACGACAGTATCCACCAGGCGAAAACGGCGCTCGAGCTGCCCCACGACGCCGAAATGGGTGCCCGCACGCTCATCAGCGTTTTCGATTCCGACTACCTGCGAAAGCTCGTCGAAGTTTTAACCCAACACCTTTCTCAACAAGGAGCCAGTGTATGACCACCACTACTACTACCACCACCAGGTCCAGTTCCGGACTGGCCGATATCGTGCGGACCACGACGATGCAAACCAACATGCCGATCGTGATTACCCCGGCGGACGCCGAATGGGCGCTCATGCATACGAACACCCACAATCGCGTGCTGACAGGCCGCTGGGTGGACGAACTGGCCCGACGGATCAAGGCGGGTCTCTGGCACCTGACGCACGCCGGGATCGCGTTCGACACTGGCGGTGTGCTGATCGACGGTCAGCACCGCCTGTGGGCCGTCGTACTCTCGGAAACCGCCGTTACGATGCGGGTTTTCCTGAACGAGCCTTCCGAGAACATTCAGGTGATCGATACCGGCCGGCCGCGAGCCAGCCATGAGGTGATCACACTGGCGGGCGGACTGGGTATTGTCAGCAAGAACCAGATCGCAACGCTCCGCGTGCTGGTGTCAGGCTTACAGAGCTACGCTCGGCAGTCGCCCGCGGAAGAAGCGGATCTGTTGCGGCGTCACTTGCAGGCGGTTGAGTTCGCGACTACCGCCTTACCCGCCTCGCGGTACCGGGGTGTCGCGACGGCCGCGGTGCGCGGGGTATTGGGCCGGGCCTTCTATTCGGCCGATCTTGCCAGACTGCGGCATTTCGCCGATGTGCTTCGGACGGGAGTGATCTCCAGTGAAGATGACAGCCCGGCGGCACTGCTGATTCAGGCGGCGCTTGTGGCGCAAGACGGTCGGCGCAGCTTGCCACAGAACCGTGTGATGTACGGCAAGGCACAGCGGGCCCTGTCGGCTTTTCTGAGGGGGGAGCAGCTCAGCGTGTTGCGCGCCGTGACTGAAGACTTGTTTCCCTTGCCAGCCCAGGAGTGACGTTACCAATGGAACTGCGCCCTTACCAACGGCAGTGTGTTGACGCGGTGTACCAGCACCTGCGCTCGCGGGACGACAACCCGTGCGCCGTGGTGCCGACAGGGGGTGGCAAGAGTCCGATCATGGCCACGATCTGTAAGGATGCCGTCGAGCAGTGGGATGGCCGGGTGCTGATCCTCGCGCATGTGAAGGAGCTCCTCGAACAGACGGCCGACAAACTGCGGGCCGTCTGTCCCGAGGTGGAGTTCGGTATCTATTCGGCGGGCCTCAAGCGGCGCGATACCCGAAACCCGGTGATCGTGGCCGGCATCCAATCGGTTTACAAGCGGGCCTGCGAGCTTGATGCGTTCGATCTGGTGCTGGTGGATGAGTGTCATCTTATCCCCGCCGACGGTGAGGGGATGTATCGGCAGTTCCTGACTGATGCCAGGGTAGTCAATCCGAACGTGCGGATCGTGGGTTTTACGGCCACGCCGTTTCGGCTCAGGTCGGGCCCGATCTGCACGCCCGATGGGTTTCTCAACCACATTTGCTACGAAGTGGGGGTGCGGGAACTGATTGCCGGCGGCTACCTGTGTCCACTCGTGACCAAGGCCGGAATCAACAAGGCGGAGTTCGAGGGGCTGCATGTGCGCGGCGGCGAATTTGTTGCTGACGAAATGGAAGCCCTGATGGACGACGACCGGCTCGTCGAGGCGGCATGCGGCGAAACGGTCGCTTATTCGGGCGACCGGCGGGCCGTGCTGATCTTCGCCAGCGGCGTGAAGCACGGCGAGCACATCGTGCGCGTTTTGCGGGAACAGCACGACATCGAGTGTGGTTTTGTCACTGGCGAAACGCCAACGCAGCAGCGAGATGCCATCCTCGGCCGCTTCCGGCAAGGCCAACTCAAATACCTTTGCAACGTCAACGTGCTGACGACCGGCTTCGACGCGCCGCATATCGACTGCGTGGCGCTGGTGCGGCCCACCATGTCGCCGGGACTTTATTACCAGATGGTCGGGCGAAGTTTCCGCCTGCACCCCGACAAACAGAACAGCCTGGTTCTCGACTTCGGCGGCAACGTACTGCGGCATGGTCCGGTGGACGATCTGCGAATCAAGCCAGTCGGCAATGGTGATGGCAATGCACCCGCCAAAGAGTGTCCCGAGTGCCTGGCGGTGATTGCCGCCGGTTATTCCGTCTGCCCGCAGTGCGGTTACGAGTTCCCGCCGCCCGAGCGCAGCAAGCACGACGCCAAGGCGAGCGAAGAGGGGATTTTGAAGGGACAGGTTACCACCACGCAGTACCAGGTGCGGGACGTGTACTACAGCGTTCACACGAAGCGCGGCGCAAGCGCGGACGCGCCCAAGACGATGCGCGTCGATTACCGCGTCGGTTGGCACGAACACAAGAGCGAATGGGTCTGCTTCGAGCACGAAGGCTACGCGCGGCAGAAAGCGGTTGCCTGGTGGCGCAGACGCTCTCCAGACCCAGTGCCCGACACGGCCGAGCGGGCCGTCGAGCTGGCTGAAGCGGGTGGCCTGGCGCAAACGATCGGCATCACGGTTCGTACGGTGGCGGGTGACGAGTTCGAGCGAATCGCCGACTACGAACTGGGCCCGCGCCCCGAAGCGGTGGCTGCCGCCGAGGGACCCTGGTACGACCCGGAGGAGATTCCTTTTTAACGAGCGAGGTTTTTCATGACAGATGCGTATGGAGTTCCCGTACCGATGCCGCCACGGTTCGTGGTTAACAGCGGCTTACCTGAATGCATGATCTTGTGCTGTCCGGTCTGCGGCTGCGACTACGTCCACCCAGAACAGGTTGCCGTCGATCAGGGCGGCACGCGCTCGGTGGTGGCGAGGGAATCGATGATGGTGACCGCCAACGACCGGCCCAACAACCGACGCGGCTCGGTAGTGGCCTTGAGGTTCTGGTGCGAGGAGGGGCACGGCTTCGAGTACCGCTACACGTTCCACAAGGGGCAATTGATCTGTGAATTGTCGTCCTGGCGATTGCCGGTGGGGCAACCACCCAGCGAATTGTGGCGAAGTTAGCGCAGCGAACACGGAAGGGGAATTCGCCAAGGGGTCACTCATGCTTGAAGCCGCGCTCTATTACGCCGAACTCGGGTATCCGGTGTTCCCCTGCGCCGCCGCTCTCGATCCGGCACCACTCACCGCGCACGGGTTTCACGACGCCTCACTCGATCCCGAGCGGATCGAGGCCTGGTGGACGGAGTTTCCAGGTGCGTGCATCGGTCTGGCCACGGCCGGGCTGTTGGTCGTGGACATCGACGGGCCCGGCAATCCCTGGCTGGCGGGCGATTACGACAAAGCCATGTCGCTGGCGGCCGCTCCCACGTCGCTCACGCCGGGCGGCGGTCGGCACCACCTGTTCCGCCGCCCGAGCGGTAAACTCTGGCGCTGCACGGTCGGTCGATTAGCCGAACACGTCGATACCCGCACCGATGGCGGTTATATCGTCGCGCCGCCTTCGGTTCGTCCGGATGGTGCCTACCGCTGGGTCGAAGGTTGCGAACTGGATGTGCCGCGCGAACGGTTGCCGGAGCCGCCAGATTGGCTCGTTGAGATGCTCGACGGGCTAGATGCCGCTCGGCAGCCGTATTGCCGACCGGCGACCGCGAATTGCCTCTCGGATGCCAACCCAATCCCCAGCGGACAACGCAACTCCACGCTCGCCGGCCTGGCCGGTGCGTTGCGCCGCGTGGGGATGGGCCAGGCCGAGATCGCGGCGGCGATTTTGCGGACGAACGCCGGCCGCTGCCAACCTCCGCTCCCGGAAAGCGAAGTCGAGCGGATCGCCGCGAGCATCGCCCGCTATGAGCCGGACCAGATCGCCACGGCGGTGGTCGAGGATCATTGGGGGCAGATGTACGGCCCGGACGATGTTTCTCCGGACGTGCATCCGGCCGATCCGGGTCCATTTCCCGAACACTTGCTGCAGGTGCCTGGGCTGATCCACGACGTCGTGCAGTACAACCTGGCCACGGCGACGCGCCCCCAACCCGTGCTGGCGTTGGCCGGAGCCATTGCGCTGCAAGCCGTGTTGGCGGCCCGTAAGGTGCGCGACGAGCGTGGTAACCGCACGAATCTCTACATCGTGTCTGTCGCTGATTCGGGTGCCGGGAAGGAACATGCCCGTAAGGTCTGCAAACGTATCCTCTACGCCGCGGGCCAGGAACACTTGGAGGCCAACGATGAAATTGCCAGCGATGCGGGCCTGGTGAGCGCCGCGGAACTCGAACCGGGATGCCTGTTTCAGATCGACGAGTTCGGCCGTTTCCTGCGGACGATCGGCGATCCGAAGAGGGCACCCCATCTGTTCAACTCGCTGGGCACGTTCATGAAGCTCTACTCGAGCGCCGACTCGACCTTTCGCGGCAAGGCGTATGCCGATCGCAAGCGAAACAAGTCCATCGACCAGCCATGCGTGTGCCTGCACGGCACGAGCGTCCCCGAACATTTTTACGAATCGCTCACCGCCGCCAGCATGAACGACGGATTTGTCGCCAGGCTCTTGGTCTTCGAATCGCACGATATTCCGGATCGGCAGCGCCGTCCTCAGCAGCCGGTCCCGGAAGGAATCGTCGCAGCAGCACAGTGGTGGGGAGACTTTACGCCAGGAGGCAACCTACGGCGCGAGCATCCAGAGCCACTTGTCGTGCCGACCACCGCGGCGGGCGCGGAAGTGTTCGACCAGTTCGCCACCAAAGTAGATGCCGAACTGCGCGAGCGCCGCACGGTAGGAAGTTCATTGTGGGCCCGCGCCGAAGAGAAGGCGTGCCGCCTGGCACTGATCCACGCCTGCTCGGCCAGTCGCGAACAACCCGTAATTGATGCGGACGCAGCGCGCTGGGCCTGCGAGCTGTCGGAATACCTGACCCGCCGCGTGCTGTTCCTGGCCAGTGAGTGGGTGTCCGATGGGCAGTTCGACGCTCGTCAAAAGAAGGTGATCCGGGTGATCCGAGACGCCGGCGGTGAAATTGGCCGCAGAGAACTGTCGCGGAGAACGCAATGGCTTTCGCAGCGCGAACGGAACGAGGTGATTGCCAACCTGGAAGAAGCGGGGCTCGTGGAATTGCGGAAAATCGAAACCTCAACCCGGCCCAAGGTGGTGTATGCGCTGCGCTGAAGAAACGATACGTCAATTTGTCAGAGGGGGTCCCTATATGTTTAAGAGAGGAGGCGGTGAAGAGCGCGCGCGAGCATTTAGAGAACCCCTTTATGACATATTGACATATCTTCTTATTGAACAATCTTATTCGAGAAAACACGGGGGAAACCCTCGTGGGCAGCGTCAATGTAACGTCAATTGCGTCAAGGCCGGGCAGCTCCTCAATGTCACCCCGACCTGCGAAACGTGGCATGTCGTCAAGCAAGTGTCAGCGCGGCGCTCGCCACACGTTCGCCAAGGTTGGCCCACACGCACGTTGTTTTGCGGCGTGGCCGCCACGATCCCACCTCACCGCTCGACGCGACACGTGGCCACACGGTGGCGCACGGTCGCCTGCCAGAGTGGCGCTGCCAAAGTGGCACCTCAAGGGCCAGTGAACAACTGGCCATTAGGTACTTCCCCGGAAGATGGGCAAGCTGGGGGACGCGGGAACAGCCGCGGTATTAAGCACAGTTTCTTCGTGCGGTCAGAATTTTCAAACCTCGAAGGAATGATCATGTATGAACGAAGATCAAGCGTGGAACGCAAGGCTGGTCGCGGAACTGACGAACATGGTTGCCCGCTCGCGCAGGCGTCAGACGTTGGTCGACCCATGGCATCGGGCACTGGCTTGTTGCCTTACGGCCCAGGTGATTCGCGAGAAACGCACCCGCAACCGAAAACCGCGAACGGTGACGCCTTCCAGGAAAGCGGCGATGGGGTGGAGGGCAGCCGGCAAACGAGCGATCCAACAGGCGCACCAAAGGGCGAACCAACATCGCATGAGAGGCAGTTGGGATTATTCGTTGAAACTGAAGCTGACCTCGTGGACCGTACGAGCCAATTCGAATGGCAGTGGCTCCGCGCGTGCGAACTAGTCCGCCTTCTTAATTCGACGCCGCTGGGAGCAATTCTCAATGACCGGCAACTCTATCGACACCGCCAGGAAGCGCCCTGGGTTCAATGCGGCAAGCACCACATCGACTTTTTGCGATATGTGGCATTTCTATTTGACCGGCGACACAGGCCCAAACCACGTAGACGCCGCGGGTGCGGGCGGGAAGTACTAACTCTTGCAGAGCTGCGGGACATCCTGCGCCGCCAGAACTTTCGCTGTGCCCTGACTGGCCAGCAACTTACACCAACGAACTTCGCTTTGGATCACATCGTTCCCGTCATCAGCGGGGGTGATTTCACTGCCGGGAATGCGCAGCTCGTGCTGAAATCCGTGAACCGAGCGAAGAACACGATGAGCGAGCAAGACTTCATCGAAATGTGCCGGCAGGTCGCCCGGCATCGTCAAGGCGATTTCGCGACTTTAGAAACCTCGTCCCCAATCAATGGAGTGCAAGCATGAAGATCGAACTTCGTCCGCTTTCGGAAATCTGCCCTTACCCGAACAACCCGCGCCTCAACGACGATGCGGTAGATGCCGTCGCGGCGTCGCTCCGCGAGTTTGGCTTTCGTCAGCCGATCGTGG